CGCACCGGTGCGCCGCAGGTTCAGCACCAGGCGCGCCTCCTCCAATTGACCGGTTTCAAACAAGCGAAGAAGTCGGCCTGGGTGCTTGCTGCGCGTCACCCACCGAAAGTCGTACCAAAGCGCACGCTCGCATTCCTTGCCAATCAGGGACGCGCCAAGGTGGCTGCGAAACCCGTCACTGGCATCCGCTTCATAACCAGAGAAGATCGCCTCGCGGGTGAGGCTGGTGATGGCGGGCAGTTCAGCCATGGTTTTCTCCCTGGCTGGCGTGCAAGTCACGCGCACGCTGCACCAGGCCTGCCCACTCCTGGTCATTGCAGTTTTCACGCACCACTTCAATCAAGGTGTCTTTGAAGGCATCACGGTGCTTGGGCGCTGCGCGTTTATCAAAGGTCGCAAGATGCGCAGTCACCTGCGCCAGCTCCTGCTGCTTTAAGCGCAGCGCGGTTTTGGCGCGGTGGAACCAGGCAGCATCAAGAGTCTTCTTCTCCGTCTGCCGCCGAATATCGGTTGTGGCAATCTGGATGCGGATGGAGGCAATCTCGCCTTGCAGCGCCGCCATCCGCTCTCGACACCCCTGCGCTGAGTCCGGCAGGTGCACCGCCTCGGGCGCACCTTGATGCAATGTGAAGTGTTCGTGCATGCAGTTGGACCTCAGGCCTGACGCTTCCAAGGCAGTCCATTGGCGGCGGGCGTTGCTGTCGCCACGGCAGGACGCACTGGCGGATTGGCAGGACCGGTGCTGAATGTCGGTGCGTTTGCAGCCTGGCCGCCGCGTGGCAGGTAGCGGACCGAGTTGCTCTCGCCGTACATGCCCTTCGGGGGACGCACACGTACATCTGCGATCAACGGGATGAGGTGCAGCTGTTCGGAATTGCTGACCTGCAATTTGCCAACGGCGCGGCAGATGGATGACAGCGTGCGCTGTGCGATTTGCACAGCATCTGCATTGGCGTTGACCAGGTTCAGGCGGTCAAAGAGCTTGCGCCCTGCGTACTGCCCCTCAATGACGTCAACCTCAAGGTAGAGGTACTGACCCAGGCCGTCCTTGGTTGCGCGCATTTCGCTGGCAACGATTTGAGCCAGATATTTGCCTGGAGGCAGGACGTCGTAGCCGCTGCTGGGCTCGATTGAGGATGCGTCGAAAGTTTGTCCGAATGAAGCCATGGTGGTTTCTCCTATTTCAATTTCAGGTGGTGAGGTTGGTGGGGGTGACTGGGTTGGCGATCAGCATGGGCTTGATCACATCGGGCATGGCCTGGGCAAATGACTGCCAGTCCAGTGGCAGGGTCTCGGGCAGGCCATAGCGGTTCTTGGCCAGGAAAGCTGGGCGCTCGGCGGTATGAATCACCCGTTCGCCCGAGCCCATGGCGCGGTTAACTTTTTTGTTGAAGCCGACATCGGCCTTCACGGTGGAGATGCGGTAGTTGGCAAAAAGCACGATGTCCGAGTGCTCCTGCATGAGCGCCGCTGCGCGGGTGTGCAACTTGATGACGTACCGGTCGTAAGGGTCGTGCTCCGGCGAGTCAAAACGCTTGATGTCGGTGTGCGCGATTTGCACCACGGTCATGCCACGGTCGTCACGCAGCGCGTTCAGCCCATCGATGTACTGACGCCACAGGCTCAAAGCGGCCACGTAGCCTTTGCCGTAACCGGCATCTTCTATGGAGCCCCATCCGTTGTCGCGGCAGGCTTTTCCCCAGACCAGGGGCTCAAGCCAGTCCACGCTGTCGATGACCACGGTTTTGAAGTTATGGTCTTCTGTGTAAAGCGAAGCCAGTGACTCGAGGACTTCTTCAAACGTGCGGGCCAGCGGGAAGTTGGCTGCCGGAATTGTTCCCAGGCCGTCTTCCGTTTGGACGAAAACCGGGTTGTTTGCTTCTGCGGCGAAGGTCGTTTTACCAACGCCAGCAACACCGTGAATCAGGATGCGGGGTGGCTTGGGCGCATTGGCGCGGGTGAGTTGTGCAAGTGAGATGGCCATCAAACACCCCCACCAAAGTGACTGTCGTTGGCAGCGTCGGGAATGACGCCAGACTTGATCTGCTCGAGCTTGTAGCTGGGTTTGCCGGTTTTGAGCGTGCGTGCAGGCTCGAATAAATCTCGGATACCAGGAGGCCAGGCGGTGTACTTGGACTCGGCAACTTTGATCTCGATGCCGACGTAGTTCTCTGGGTCCTCGCCCCACTTGCGCAGGGCTTCCACGGCTTCTTTGAGCTTGACCTGGTTGTATTCAGGGCGTTTGGGCAAATCGGCGACGACCAAGTAGCCGTCGACCTCAAAGCGCACCGTGCCGGTGGACTTGCCAGCCTCTTGGCGAAGCTGCTGGGCATGCCCGCCCAATCGGTTGTGCAAGGTGGACTGCAATGCGTTGAGGTACAACGCAGCAGTGTCTTTGGCAGCGGTGACCTGCTTGATCATCCGGTCAAGGTCTGGCAACGGGAGCTTTTCGAGCTCATTCATGTAAAGCTGGCCTATTTCATCCAGCACGTCGGGTTCGGCAGTCATGGGTTCTCTTTCTTTCAGTGGGGCTTGCGGTTACTGGTGGCCATCTGCGCAATACGCAGGTGGGTACGAATTTCGGGGGGCTTGAGCGGGGAACTGGAGCGCATGGCCAGGTAGCGGTAGTGGTCCTCGCCCACCTTTTGGCTAAAGAGGTGCACAAGGCCAAGCTCACAGGCGATCCAGGCGCGGCGGGCGACGGAGTGGATACGGGCGCGGTCTTTGGTGGTCAGGTCGCTGTTGGTCTCTGAGCGGTCCCGCAGCAGCAGGCCCTCGTGGTACTGAATGCAATGACCAACCAGTGCGCTGGCGACCCAGTCACACAGGTTGGTCTCGGACAGTTTTTCAATGGGGATGTAAACCGGCTGCAGCGCTGCGCGGCCAATATCAACACCCAGACCCAAGTGGCTGCGTGAGGTTTCAATCAGGTCGTTTTTGTAAATCATTAAATCTCCGGGCGTGAGTTGGCCTACCACCGCTGCCCAAGGGGGCGCGGAGTTTGCAGGTGTTAAAGGTTTTTACTGAGCGAGGTGACTGTTTTTCTCAGCCACCCCGCGATCGGTCAGGCAGCAGTCCTGATGCCGAACATGCGAAGGTGCATTTCCAGTTCGGTCACACGGCGGTAAAAGGTGGCGGTGGACATACCGCAGGCTTTGGATGCCGTCGGGAGGTCCTGGTGCGAAGCAAGCAAGTCCAAAAGTTCAGCTTGTTCTTCGCTCATGTGCGCCATCGCCGTCTCCAGGTCGTGGAGAGTGTTGGAGTTTGAAAAGAGATCGTCGTCACCATCAAACCATTGAGATCTGTAATGGGCTTCGCTTGAACCGATCGGCGCGGCATCGTCGTCATTGGCCGCGTCCTGCGTCTCGTTCATACCTTGGCGTGCTCGGCTTATGTTGACGATTTCCAGCGTGTCGACGTCTTCACCTGAGGCAAATGTCAGGCGCTCTCTATCTGTCTTGCGGGCCTTGAGAAATTCAGCGGTGCGGTGCTCGGATACAAAACCGGTAAACGTTCCGGGGCTGCCCTTCTCGGGATTAAATTGAGCTTCACGCTCCAGCAGGTCAAGCAAGATGTCCTGATACAGGTCTTCCCGCTCCGAGGTGCTCAGTTGGGCAGAAACCGCTGCCCTGTATGTGCGGGTCTTGGCTGCATTGATAGCAGCGCGGAAGTACGGGTCGTTGGCGGCATCGCGGATGATGCGGGGACTGCGCATGGCAGTCGTGTATGAAGTATTTTCCTGTCCGTCTTCGAATTGCAACATGTCATTTCCTTTTTCGTTTTCGAGTACATGAAGCCATTGGACCGGGGTTACTTCATGAAAGCACCGCAACTGCGGGAACCGCGACCGCAACTGCGGTAGCAGGTTATGTATTTGGATTACTGGTCAAGGCTCTTTTTGGCGGCTGCAAATTTTTCTTGCAGAGTCCGCTCTGTAATTCCCGGTTTCTTGAAATTGGCGAGCATCTGATCGATCAATGACGATTGGCTGCTGAAAACCGAATGTGGCTTTCCGGCGGGGGTTTTCATCATGAACAACGCCAGCATTCCGCCAATGATGTTCAGGTAGGTCGTCTCGGCTCTTAGCCCAAGGTCTTTGGCAGGCTTAGTCTCGTCAGTGAGTTTTGCTTTTTCAAGGACCAGCTCGTCCCGCTCGCTTCTTAACTTACGGTACTCATCTGCCGCTTTTTCAAGTCGCGCCCGCAAACCATCACGCTCAGCCTGCAATGCTTGGTAGGCATCTTTATTGATGGCTGTATGGGTGTTGCGCTCAATGTCGTCAAACAAAAAAGCAGGCTTGTCAGAGGGGAACTGCGCCGCAATCCAGTCCTTGAGGTGTTGCCGGGAAATGTGACGTCGCTCTGCGGCAACGTTGTCATTGGTCGGCACGACCTTTCCGTTTTCCCTGCTGCACGGCAGAAGCCCGGTCACGATCGCGTCGTGAATCGCCCGGCACCTCGGCTCCAGACAGTTGATGTAAGGGTGCTTTAGAACGCCCCTTGCGACTTCCGTGGACAGCGCAAGGTGTTCTTCCACTTCTCCTGGCTCGATGCCACACCACAAAGCAGCAGCGACCGGCACGCGGTACACCGTGAAGTAGGACTGGACCGCTTCACAACTGTCGTTTTCCCATGTTTTTTTCATCTTTGTCTCTTTTCATTTATGTGCCTGTGGTGGCGCTACGGTTATGTTGGTTTGCTGTCTTCGGCGGGCTTTGCGGGTTCCATGTCGCTTGCGCCAATAGCGATGGCACGAGTCTGCAGTTCCCTAAACATGCCCGCCTGAATGCGATCCTTCAGGTTCCATACCACCTTGTGTGGGTTGAAGAGCAATACATAGTGGTGCGCGCCTGTGGGGCCTTCCTTGGCATCAATGAAGCCCAGCTCAACCAGGGAGCGCATGCGGTCTTTCCACGTGCTCAGTGCCCGCTCGCCGGTAAACCCGGACTCAAACGCCAGGGTCATCGGGTTGTCGATGGCCAGCAGCGATTCGTCAAAAGTGCGGCACCACAACACGAAAAAGACCATGCCTGCCGGTTTGTTCTTGGTCAGCGAGTCGATGATGTTCATGATCAAGGGCATCGTGCGGGGGATGGTGGTGAAGCCCTTGACCAGTTTTCGGTTCCAGAGCTTGTCATCGTCCAGGTCAGGCCAGCAGCTATCGCGCAGCGCTTTGGCCTTCTCTTGGCCCTTGGATATCTTTTTGGCGGTTGATAAAGCTGACATTGGGTTTCCTTTGGGTTTTCGATTGCAATGCCCAAATTTTAGGCCAGAATCCTTCAACTCGCTATGATTAAATCAACACTTTTGGCAGCAAGTGCTCGTCTAATGTTGGCAACTCAGACATTGAGTTAACTTTTTTTGACGCCTCCCGACTCATTAAGATGTGCTAAAAAATGTTTTAAAAATACGGTTTATTCATATAAATCAATGACTTAACAGAATTTTGCTGTGCTCTACGTACTCCGTGGTCCTGTGATTCTGTTCTCCTTAGTTATCCTGTGCCCGCCCGGGGCGGGCACAGGATGCAGCCCGATCACCCTAATGCGCCCGCAAATCACCCCTGAAACAGCTCAATAGCGCGCGTTTGTGGGCAAAAGCGCCGTCCCCTGAGAAAAACACCCCCCGGCGGCGGTATGAACCTACATGACCGCCCCAAAACGCACCCCACCACCAACCCCG